GACATTTTTAATAATATTTTTCCCCTTTAATTTTTTGTTTGACTGTATAAAGTTTTTAATATAGTCTGGTTTATTCTTTACAGTATTAGTTTCGAGGGTAGCTTGTATTACAGCTTTTTTCATATTATCATTAGGCTTTGACATTTAAAACACTATTAGGTATTGCCTGACAGTTCCAATGTATAAATCTAAATGGTTCATATCCCATGTCTACAATATATTGATGTGGCATGTATGAAGGAAAAAACATAGTTCTTCCTGGTTGAACTTTATAATTAATTTGTGATGATGCATATGTTACTTTTGTTTTATCTGTTTCTGGTAAAAGATTCATAACATTACCTGGTCTTGGATCTTCAAATAATGGCATTGATGTTGCTTCACTTGCTTTTAAAAAATAAAAACCAGATATATGACCATTCCAATGCGTATGCAATGTATGATGTCCTGCACCTTTTTTAGCAAACTCTTGCACCCACATTTCTGTAATAAATACTGTATAGTTTGTTAAATCAAATCCCATTTCAACTAACAAATTACTTGATGTGGCACCTATATAATCTTGTAACTTTTGAAACTTAGGATCACCCACTAATGTTGTTGAATGAAACACATGACCCATATCTCCTTTGTTTCCAAGTTTTTTATTTCTTTTATCTATTGATTCTTTTAAATTTTTTTTTGCTTTTTCAATATATTTATCAGATGCATTATTTAATTCATTAACAAACCCTGGTTCATCACCATACCATACAGGACAAGGAAATAAATCTTCTCTTGCTAATTGTTTTGGAAACTGTAATTCTGTTTTTAACTTTTTAGTTTTTTTCTTTTTCATATTCTCCTTATCTAAATGGCCAACCAAGATTCCATATAACTAAACTATGTCTTGAGCCTTTTTTTACTGGACATACTCGATGCCATACAAACGAGGGGAATACTACTAAAGATCCTTTAGGTAATATTTCTGTGCATTTTTTAATATTAGGTTTTTTATCTGGGTCTAAGTTTCTAAAATCAAATTCTAATTCTCCACCTTTATAATCTTTTGGATCTGATAATGTTACTGTTACAGATAACTTTCTAATCTTACCATGTGATGGATCTCCTTCTTGTCTTTGATAAGGTTTATCCCAACCATCACAATGCCAATCATAAAATTGATCTTTAGTATATTTTGTAAATTGGCAAGATTCAGAAAAATCCCATTCAAAATTCCAACCTGCATTTCTATTTGCTTGATGAATATAAGGTTGTATTTCTTTATATATCCATCTGTCACTCATCCAAACAATATTTGAATTTCTTTTCTTTTTTAAATCTTTAATTTGTTTTTCATTTAATGGCCTATCACCATAACTTCCAGTAACTGCCATTTGATCTTGTAATGATTTTCCATATTGTACGATGTCATTACATATTCTTTCTGGTATTACACTTTGGAAATACCAATAATAATTTGTTAAATTCATATATATATATATATTATACCGTTATTTTAAAAAAATTCAAGGGGTATAATTATTTAACTATTAAGCAACTGTCAATGTTCCTGATACTGTAAATGTTGCAACTTTACATCCACTTGGAGTAGTTGAAGTTTGATTAGTTCCAGGCGAAACTGTAAGTGTTGCAGCACTAGGTGCACTAACAACAACAATTCCTGAACCACCTGAAGCAACTCCTGAAGCATCAGTATATTCAACACCACCTGCTCCACCTCCAGTATTTGCAGCTCCTGCTGTTGCAACAGTTCCACCATCAAGACCTCCATTACCTCCACCACCTGCTCCACCAGTTCCTAGAGTTCCACCATTAGATGAACCTCC